CTTCACGGTAATACGCAGATGCGCGGCAACATTGAACACACCGGCGGTGAACTCTCATCAAACGGTAAGGTACTGCATACCCATAAACACCCCGGCGACAGCGGCGGCACAACCGGGGGACCTCTATGACTGCGCGTTATCTCGGAATGAATCGCAGTGATGGCCTGACTGTCACTGACCTTGAGCATATCAGCCAGAGTATCGGCGATATCCTGCGCACACCGGTCGGCTCACGGGTGATGCGTCGTGATTACGGCTCGTTGCTGGCATCAATGATTGACCAGCCGCAGACCCCGGCGCTTGAGTTGCAGATTAAGGTCGCCTGTTACATGGCGGTGCTGAAATGGGAACCCCGCGTCACCCTGTCATCTGTCACCACGGCGCGCAGCTTTGACGGGCGAATGACGGTCACGTTAACCGGCCAGCACAACGACACCGGCCAGTCACTTTCGTTAACCATCCCTGTGAGTTGAAACCATGCCGATTATCGACCTGAACCAGCTACCCGCACCGGATGTGGTCGAAGAGCTGGACTTTGAAACCATTCTTGCCGAACGCAAGGCGACACTGATTTCCCTTTACCCGGAAGACCAGCAGGAGGCGGTCGCCCGTACCCTGACGCTGGAATCCGAGCCTCTCGTCAAACTGCTGGAGGAAAATGCTTATCGTGAGCTTATCTGGCGTCAGCGTGTGAATGAGGCCGCACGGGCGGTGATGCTGGCCTGTGCTGCCGGTAATGACCTTGATGTGATTGGTGCCAATTACAACACCACGCGCCTGACTATCACCCCGGCAGATGATTCGACCATCCCGCCGACACCGGCAGTGATGGAGTCTGACACCGATTATCGTCTGCGTATTCAGCAGGCGTTTGAAGGTTTAAGCGTCGCCGGGTCGGTGGGTGCCTATCAGTATCATGGTCGAAGTGCTGACGGGCGTGTCGCGGATATCTCTGTCACCAGTCCGTCTCCGGCCTGCGTCACCATCTCCGTGCTGTCACGTGAAAATAACGGTGTCGCATCCGAAGACCTGCTGGCCGTGGTGCGTAACGCCCTTAATGGCGAGGACGTCAGGCCGGTGGCCGACCGCGTGACCGTGCAGTCTGCCGCCATCGTTGAATACCAGATAAACGCCACGCTGTATCTTTACCCTGGTCCCGAAAGCGAACCCATTCGCGCTGCCGCCGTGAAAAAACTGGAAGCGTATATCACGGCACAGCACCGGCTGGGGCGCGACATCCGTCTGTCTGCCATTTATGCCGCTTTGCATGTGGAAGGCGTGCAGCGTGTCGAGCTGGCCGCACCGCTGGCCGACATCGTGCTCAACAATACGCAGGCGTCTTTCTGTACTGAATACAGCGTCGTGACGGGAGGCTCGGATGAGTGATTCGCGACTGCTGCCAACCGGCTCATCACCGCTTGAAGTTGCCGCCGCAAAAGCCTGTGCGGAAATTGAAAAAACACCGGTCAGTATTCGTGAGCTGTGGAACCCGGACACCTGCCCGGCAAATCTGCTGCCGTGGCTGGCGTGGTCATTTTCGGTTGACCGCTGGGATGATAAGTGGCCGGAAGCGACAAAACGCGCTGTTATCCGCGATGCGTATTTCATTCACTGCCATAAGGGCACTATTGGTGCGATTCGCCGTGTGGTGGAGCCGCTCGGCTATCTGATTGAGGTGAGGGAGTGGTGGCAGCTCAACGAGGAGCCGGGGACGTTCCGCATCGTTGTTGGCGTGCTTGAGCAGGGTATTACCGAGGAAATGTATCAGGAGCTGGAGCGCCTCGTTGCTGATGCAAAACCGGCAAGCCGCCATCTGACGGGACTGGCTATCAGTTTAAGTACAACCGGCAACATTTTTGCCGGTGCGGGATGCTATCACGGTGACGCCCTGACGGTTTATCCCTACACACCGGAGGCCATTATTGTCGGAGGGGATTATTTCCCGGCCTCGGCCATTCATTTAATTGATAACCTGAGAGTAAACGCATGACAGTGAAATACTACGCCATTCTGACTAATCAGGGCGCAGCACGGCTGGCTAACGCGACGATGCTCGGCAGTAAGCTGAATCTGACGCAAATGGCCGTTGGTGATGCGAATGGTGTCTTACCGACACCAGACCCGGCACAGACAAAACTGATTAACCAGAAACGCATCGCGCCGCTGAATCTTCTGAGTGTTGACCCGAACAATCAGAGCCAGATTATTGCGGAGCAAATCATCCCTGAAAACGAGGGCGGATTCTGGATCCGTGAGATTGGACTTTATGATGATGAAGGCGTACTCATTGCGGTGGCGAACTGCCCGGAAACGTACAAACCGCAGTTGCAGGAAGGCAGTGGTCGTACCCAGACTATCCGCATGATTCTGGTTGTCACGAACACCGAAGCCATCACGCTGAAAATCGACCCGGCTGTGGTACTGGCAACACGTAAATATGTGGATGACAAAATTTCTGAGCACGAACAGTCACGACGCCACCCGGACGCCTCGCTGACCGCAAAAGGTTTTACTCAGTTAAGCAGTGCAACTAACAGTACATCTGAAACACTGGCCGCAACACCGAAAGCGGTAAAGGCTGCATATGACCTGGCTAACGGGAAATATACCGCTCAGGATGCGACTACGGCACGAAAAGGCCTTGTTAAACTCAGTAGCGCCACAAACAGCACGTCTGAAACACTGGCTGCAACGCCAAAAGCGGTCAAGGCGGCGTATGACCTGGCTAACGGGAAATATACCGCCCAGAACGCCACCACGACGCAAAAAGGGCTTGTTCAGCTCAGTAGTGCAACCAACAGCACATCTGAAACACTGGCTGCAACGCCAAAAGCGGTAAAGGCTGCATACGACCTGGCTAATGGAAGACAACCGGCAAACGCCATACTCACTGCTCTGGCAGGGCTTGCTACAGCGGCAGATAAACTCCCTTATTTTACAGGGGTAGATCGTGCCGCGTTAACTGCACTGACAAGTGTTGGTCGTGCAATTCTTAGTAAGCCCAGCACACAGGGAGTTCTTGATTATCTTGGTTTGGGAGAAGGCTCTGCATTGCCTGTTGGTGTACCTGTTCCGTGGCCCTCCGCAACCCCGCCAACGGGCTGGCTGAAATGCAACGGCGCTGCCTTTGATAAGGTGAAATATCCCCATCTTGCTACAGCATATCCATCAGGGAAACTACCTGATCTCCGTGGTGAGTTTATTCGTGGATGGGATGACAGGCGTGGTATTGATGCAGGACGTGCTTTATTGAGCATTCAGACTGGGATGCTGGAAAAACACCGCCATATTGTTGTTGCCAACGATGGGTATGATTCAAAAGAGGAATGGGAACTGGCGACAATCTTCAGAAGAGCATATACGCAAGGCCGGGGGCTTGATGCTGCCGATGCCGGAGGAACTCTGATTCCATCACCAACGCTACATACACGAGGGAGTATTGGTAACACAGGTGGGAGCGAAACCCGTCCACGAAATATTGCATTTAACTATATCGTGAGAGCTGCATAATGGATAAAGCCGTATTAAATAGCGAACTTATTGCCACGAAGGCGGGGAATATTACCGTCTATAACTATGATGGTGAAACACGGGAATATATTTCCACTTCAAATGAATATCTTGCCGTTGGTGTCGGTATCCCGGCATATTCCTGTTTAGATGCTCCTGGCACATATAAGGCGGGTTATGCTATCTGCCGTTCTATGGATTTAAAATCATGGGAATATGTGTCAGACCATCGTGGTGAAATTGTCTATAGCACCGAAACAGGTGAATCAAAAGAAATCAAAACTCCGGGTGATTACCCTGAAAATGCAACCACTATCGCCCCGTCAACGCCATACGATAAATGGGATGGTGAGAAATGGGTGACGGATACCGAGGCACAGCATAGCGCCGCAGTAGATGCAGCAGAAGCACAGCGCCAGTCACTGATTGATGCAGCAATGGCTTCCATTAGTCTGATTCAGCTGAAATTACAGGCCGGGCGGAAACTGACGCAGGCAGAAACAACCCGGCTTAACGCTGTGCTGGATTACATTGACGCGGTGACGGCAACAGATACCAGCACCGCGCCTGATGTTATCTGGCCTGAACTGCCGGAGGCGTAGGCCATTCAATATCTGGAGCACTGGAAATTTCGACAAGTTCCAGTGCTCCAGATAATCGACTGTGTGGGAACAGGCAGGACGATTGCTGGCTGCGAGGGAATCACGTCAACGTGTGGCGCTGATTTTTGATATTGACCTGTCCACGCTCTATAAAAAATTCGCCTCATCAGCGACAAAGAATAAATTGTGCCACCCATCAGCCAACCGGGACAAATAGCCTGACATCTCCGGCACACATGAAAATACCACTCACCCATTAACCACGGAGTTAAACGGATGAGTGACTATCATCACGGCGTGCAGGTGTTGGAGATTAACGACGGCACCCGCGTCATTTCCACCGTATCCACTGCCATTGTCGGCATGGTCTGCACGGCCAGCGATGCGGATGCGGAAACCTTCCCCCTCAATAAACCTGTGCTGATTACCAATGTGCAGAGCGCAATTGCAAAGGCCGGTAAAAAAGGCACGCTGGCGGCATCGTTGCAGGCCATCGCTGACCAGTCAAAACCGGTCACCGTTGTCGTGCGTGTGGAAGACGGCACCGGCGAAGACGAGGAAACGAAACTTGCGCAGACCGTTTCCAATATCATCGGCACCACCGACGAAAACGGCCAGTACACCGGACTGAAAGCCCTGCTGGCGGCGGAGTCGGTAACCGGTGTTAAACCGCGTATTCTTGGTGTGCCGGGGCTGGATACCAAAGAGGTGGCTGTTGCACTGGCATCAGTCTGTCAGAAGCTGCGCGCTTTCGGATATATCAGCGCATGGGGCTGTAAGACCATTTCCGAGGTGAAAGCCTACCGCCAGAATTTCAGCCAGCGTGAACTGATGGTTATCTGGCCGGATTTCCTCGCATGGGATACGGTCACCAGTACCACCGCCACCGCGTATGCCACCGCCCGTGCGCTGGGTCTGCGCGCTAAAATCGACCAGGAGCAGGGCTGGCATAAAACGCTGTCCAACGTCGGGGTAAACGGTGTTACCGGCATCAGCGCATCTGTATTCTGGGATTTGCAGGAGTCCGGCACCGATGCTGACCTGCTTAACGAGTCAGGCGTCACTACGCTGATTCGCCGCGACGGTTTCCGATTCTGGGGTAACCGTACCTGCTCTGATGACCCGCTGTTCCTCTTTGAAAACTACACCCGCACCGCGCAGGTGCTGGCCGATACGATGGCTGAGGCGCACATGTGGGCGGTGGACAAGCCCATCACCGCAACGCTGATTCGCGACATCGTTGACGGCATCAATGCCAAATTCCGAGAGCTGAAAACAAACGGCTATATCGTGGATGCGACCTGCTGGTTCAGCGAAGAATCCAACGATGCGGAAACCCTCAAGGCCGGAAAACTGTATATCGACTACGACTATACACCGGTGCCTCCTCTTGAAAATCTGACCCTGCGCCAGCGTATTACCGATAAATACCTGGCAAATCTGGTCACCTCGGTTAACAGCAATTAAGGAGCCTGACCGATGGCAATGCCGCGCAAACTCAAGTTAATGAACGTCTTTCTGAACGGCTACAGCTATCAGGGCGTCGCGAAGTCCGTCACGCTACCAAAACTGACCCGTAAGCTCGAAAACTATCGCGGTGCGGGGATGAACGGCAGCGCACCGGTAGACCTCGGCCTTGATGACGATGCGCTGTCAATGGAGTGGTCGCTCGGTGGCTTCCCGGATTCGGTTATCTGGGAGCTTTACGCCGCAACCGGTGTGGATGCCGTACCGATTCGTTTTGCAGGCTCTTACCAGCGCGACGATACCGGCGAAACGGTGGCCGTCGAGGTGGTCATGCGTGGACGTCAGAAAGAAATCGACACCGGCGAGGGCAAACAGGGAGAAGACACCGAGTCGAAAATCTCCGTGGTCTGCACCTATTTCCGGCTGACGATGGACGGTAAGGAGCTGGTCGAAATCGACACCATCAACATGATTGAGAAGGTGAACGGCGTCGACCGGCTGGAGCAACACCGTCGCAATATCGGCCTGTGATTTTCATCCGGTCAGCCTGGCTGACCGGTTAACCCCGATTCAGAAGTGAGAAAACCATGAACAAAGAAAACGTCATTACCCTGGACAAGCCGGTCAAACGTGGTGAGCAGGTTATCGAACAGGTCACGCTGATGAAACCTAATGCCGGGACGCTGCGCGGTGTCAGTCTGGCTGCGGTCGCAAACTCCGAAGTCGATGCACTGATTAAAGTGCTGCCGCGCATGACCGCACCGATGCTGACCGAGCAGGAAGTCGCCGCGCTGGAACTGCCTGACCTTGTGGCGCTGGCCGGTAAGGTGGTCGGTTTTTTGTCGCCGAACTCGGTGCAGTGACGTTTCCGAAAAATCTCTCGGTCGATGACCTGATGGCGGATGTGGCAGTGATATTTCACTGGCCGCCATCAGAACTGTATCCCATGAGCCTGACCGAACTCATCACATGGCGCGAAAAGGCGCTCCGGCGAAGCGGAAACACGAATGAGTAACAATGTAAAATTACAGGTATTGCTCAGGGCTGTTGACCAGGCATCCCGCCCGTTTAAATCCATCCGCACAGCGAGCAAGTCGCTGTCGGGGGATATCCGGGAAACACAAAAATCACTGCGCGAGCTGAACGGTCAGGCATCCCGTATTGAGGGGTTCCGCAAGACCAGTGCACAGCTCGCCGTGACTGGTCAGGAACTGAAAAAAGCCAGACAGGAAGCCGCAGCACTGGCTGTCCAGTTTAAAAATACTGAACGACCAACAAATGCACAGGCAAAGGCAATGGAAGCCGCGCGTAAAAATGTGTCGGAGTTACAGGCGAAATATAACAGCCTGAGATTGTCGGTACAGCGCCAGCGTCAGGAACTGAGTCAGGCGGGTATTAATACCCGTAATCTGGCGCATGATGAACGAGGGCTGAAAAACCGTATCAGTGAAACCACCGTACAGCTTAACCGGCAGCGTGACGCGCTGGCGCGTGTCAGTGCGCAACAGGCAAAACTTAACGCAGTAAAACAGCGTTATCAGGCCGGAAAGGAACTGGCCGGAAATATGGCCTCAGTGGGCGCTGCCGGTGTGGGGATTGCTGCTGCGGGAACGATGGCCGGTGTTAAGCTGCTGATGCCCGGTTATGAGTTTGCGCAGAAAAACTCAGAATTGCAGGCTGTGCTCGGTGTCGCAAAAGACTCCGCCGAAATGGCCGCGCTACGCAAACAGGCGCGCCAGCTCGGCGACAATACCGCAGCCTCGGCAGATGATGCAGCCGGTGCACAGATTATCATTGCGAAAGCGGGTGGAGATGCTGCGGCTATTCAGGCGGCAACGCCGGTCACGCTGAATATGGCACTGGCGAATCAGCGGTCGATGGAAGAAAACGCGCAACTGTTGCTGGGGACTAAAGCATCTTTTCAACTGTCAAATGATGATGTCAGCCATGTGGGCGATGTGTTGTCGGCAACGATGAATAAGTCGGCGGCTGATTTTCAGGGACTCAGTGATGCACTGACTTATCTTGGCCCGGTCGCAAGAACGGCAGGTGTAAGTCTTGAGCAGGCAGCAGCCATGACCGGTGTGCTGCATGACAATAACATCAGGGGGTCAATGGCGGGTACTGGTAGTAGTGCCGTTGTCACCCGATTACAGGCTCCGACAGGGAAAGCATGGGAAGCACTCAAAGAGCTTGGCGTTAAAACCTCGGACAAAAAGGGAAATATGCGTCCGTTGTTCACCATTCTGAAAGAGATTCAGGCCAGCTTTGATAAACACAAGCTGGGAACGTCTCAGAAGGGGGAATACCTTAAAACCATTTTTGGTGAGGAAGCCCTGAAATCAGCGAACGTTTTACTGGCAGCGGCTGCAAGCGGAAAGCTGGATAAGCTGACCGCCACGCTGAAAGCCTCGGACGGTAAAACGGAAGAGCTGGTTAAAATCATGCAGGATAACCTCGGCGGTGACTTTAAGGAGTTTCAGTCCGCTTATGAGGCGGTGGGGACAGACCTGTTTGACCAGCAGGAAGGCGCACTGCGTAAGCTCACTCAGACGGCCACAAAGTATGTGTTAAAACTCGACGGCTGGATCCAGAAAAACAAATCACTGGCGTCAACCATCGGCCTCATTGTCGGTGGCGCGCTGGCGCTTATTGGCATCATCGGTGCCATTGGTCTTGTAGCCTGGCCGGTTATCACCGGCATCAATGCCATCATCGCGGCAGCAGGCGCAATGGGGGCAATCTTCACGACGGTTGGCAGTGCTGTTATGACCGCCATCGGGGCGATTAGCTGGCCGGTTGTGGCCGTGGTGGCAGCCATTGTCGCCGGGACGTTGCTTATCCGTAAATACTGGGAGCCTGTCAGCGCATTCTTTGGCGGTGTGGTTGAAGGGCTGAAAGCGGCATTTGCGCCGGTGGGGGAACTGTTCACGCCACTTAAGCCGGTGTTTGACTGGCTGGGCGAAAAGTTACAGGCCGCGTGGCAGTGGTTTAAAAACCTGATTGCCCCGGTCAAAGCCACACAGGACACCCTGAACCGTTGCCGTGACACGGGCGTCATGTTCGGGCAGGCACTGGCTGACGCGTTGATGCTACCGCTTAATGCGTTCAACAAACTGCGCAGCGGTATTGACTGGGTACTGGAAAAACTCGGTGTTATCAACAAAGAGTCAGACACACTTGACCAGACCGCAGCCAGAACTCATGCCGCCACGTATGGCACCGGTGGTTATATTCCGGCGACCAGCTCTTATGCAGGCTATCAGGCTTATCAGCCGGTTACGGCACCGGCTGGCCGCTCTTATGTGGACCAGAGTAAAAACGAATATCACATCAACCTGACGGGTGGTACTGCGCCGGGGACACAGCTTGACCGCCAGTTACAGGATGCGCTCGAAAAATACGAGCGGGATAAACGTGCGCGCGCCCGTGCCAGCATGATGCATGACGGTTAAGGAGGTGATGAAAAATGATGCTCGCGTTAGGTATGTTTGTTTTTATGCGCCAGACGCTGCCACACCAGACCATGCAGCGTGAATCAGATTATCGCTGGCCGTCAAATTCCCGTATCGGTAAACGGGATGCCTACCAGTTTCTCGGCGTTGGCGAGGAAAACATCACGCTTGCCGGTGTGCTTTATCCCGAACTGACCGGCGGCAAGCTGACGATGACCACGCTCAGGCTGATGGCAGAGGAGGGGCGAGCGTGGCCGTTGCTGGATGGCACCGGCATGATTTACGGCATGTATGTCATCAACAAGGTGAGTGAAACAGGGAGTATTTTCTTTGCAGACGGCACACCCCGGAAAATTGATTTTACGCTGTCGCTCACCCGCGTTGATGAATCACTGGCCGCGCTTTATGGCGATATCGGTAAACAGGCGGAGTCGCTCATCGGTAAGACTGGCAGTATGGCGACCAGATTCACGGGTATGACGGGGGCAGGATAATGCTGGATGCGCTGACATTTGATGCAGGCAGTACGCTGACGCCGGATTACATGCTGATGCTCGACAGCAGGGATATTACCGGCAATATCAGCGACCGTCTGATGAGCATGACTCTGACGGATAACCGGGGCTTTGAGGCTGACCAGCTTGATATTGAACTGAACGATGCCGACGGGCAGGTCGAACTGCCGGTTCGTGGCGCTGTCCTGACGGTGTATATCGGCTGGAAAGGTTTTGCCCTGGTATGCAAAGGGAAATTCACCGTTGATGAGGTTGAACACCGGGGCGCGCCGGATGTGGTCACCATCCGCGCCCGGAGTGCAGATTTCCGCGGGACGCTCAATTCCCGCCGTGAAGGCTCCTGGCATGACACCACGCTCGGTGCGATTGTTGAGGCGATAGCCTCCCGTAACAGGCTGGAAGCCAGTGTCGCTCCGTCACTGGCCGGAATTAAAATTCCGCACATCGACCAGTCGCAGGAGTCTGATGCGAAATTCCTGACCCGCCTTGCAGAACGCAACGGCGGTGAGGTGTCGGTAAAAATGGGAAAACTGCTGTTTCTCAAAGCGGGGCAGGGGGTGACGGCCAGCGGTAAAAAAATCCCGCAGATTACCATCACTCGCAGCGACGGCGACCGCCATCATTTTGCGATTGCTGACCGTGGAGCCTACACCGGTGTAACGGCAAAATGGCTACACACCAAAGACCCGAAGCCTCAAAAGCAGAAGGTAAAACTGAAACGCAAAAAGAAAGAGAAACACCTGCGCGCACTGGAGCACCCGAAAGCGAAACCGGTCAGGCAGAAGAAAGCGCCTAAAGTACCGGAAGCGCGTGAAGGTGAATACATGGCCGGTGAGGCTGACAACGTTTTTGCCCTGACCACGGTATATGCCACGAAAGCGCAGGCCATGCGCGCCGCTCAGGCGAAGTGGGATAAGCTGCAACGGGGCGTTGCGGAGTTCTCCATCAGTCTGGCTACCGGTCGTGCTGATATTTACACGGAAACACCGGTTAAAGTGTCAGGCTTTAAGCGCGTCATAGACGAGCAGGACTGGACAATCACTAAGGTGACACATTTTCTGAATAATAGCGGCTTCACGACGTCCTTGGAGCTTGAGGTCAGGCTTTCTGATGTGGAGTACGAAACAGAAGATGATGACTGATGTTATTATTTTATCTGTTTGTTTTATAAGGATAAATTAACTAAAATGGCACCATCAACAAAACCGGAAGAGGTGCTCGCGATGTTTCATTGTCCTTTATGCCAGCATGCCGCACATGCGCGTACAAGCCGCTATATCACTGACACGACAAAAGAGCGTTATCACCAGTGTCAGAACGTGAATTGCAGCGCCACGTTCATCACTTATGAGTCGGTACAGCGATACATCGTGAAGCCGGGAGAAGTCCACGCCGTAAGGCCGCACCCGTTACCATCAGGACAGCAAATTATGTGGATGTGA